TCGCTAGTGGTAGGGATGCAATCTTGTTCTTTGGGTCAAAAGGCTTGTCTGACCAGCCTGTTTTGCCAGGATTCTGATTAAACTGCGCTTTTGTATGGTCTATAAAATCTGTAAGGTCTGTTTTGCTGTGGATAACAATTCCACCTTCGCCATCTGCTACGGCTGTTCTGACCTCACCATCTACTGTTTCTAAGTATTTTTTCAAATTTACACCTTTATAGAATGGGGATGGATTTTGTCCACCCCCTATTCTACATATTATCTAACTTTTATCAAGCAGATAAGTCGAAAGCTCCACCATGAGCAGCTTCGTTACGAACTTCTAAGGTCAATTCAGCCAAGATCTGTTTCTTCTCAGCATCACCAACTTTAGCGATGTCGTTCGTTTGGAATGGGCGCAGGTAAGCCAATGCTGCATACTCAGGATCGAGTACGAGAGCATCACGAGTACGCATAAAGCGGTTTGGAACAATCTGCAATACACCAAAGTCGGACTGATACAAATCAGCACCAGCTAGGATGGTTGCTTGACCGCTTGTAGGCACTTGATAGCGTTGAGCTGCCAAGCCTGTAAAGCCTGATACTGTCTGCTTGAGAGCAGGCGATACCATCAATACAGAAGGTGTGCCACCGCTTACGAACACCTTGCTGATAACATCCTTAAGGATGGTCTCAGTAAATGTACGAGTTGTGCCATCGGTACGAACTGAAACACCGATTGTTGTTGGATCTACACCAGCCGTTGTGCCAGCAGACTTGTTTGTGTTTGTCTTGATGAAAGACAACAACGAACTCATCTTACGAGCTACAGAGCCAGATGTACCTGCTGCTTGAGCTTGATTAGCTGTGATGATTGTCTCAATATCACGCTTGATCTCAGCAGAAGCCTTAGCCAACTGATAAGCCATCTCAGACTTACGACCAGCAAGGTCAGAAGCCAAGAGAGTGCCAGAAACCATAACAGTCTTACCAACGATCTGTGTAAGGTTGCCGAGGCGAGTTGTTGGGCTGATTGTTGCTTCTGTAGCAGATGCACCTTCAACTAAAGCGTTGGAAGTTGTTGCTGCTGCGAGGCTGTCAGTCTGCCACTCGTGGTTGATAGAAGTCGCTTTGGTTTTGCCAATAGACGACATGATTGGGGTGTCGGTAGGGCTGATGTCATAGATAACATCGGTTAAGTCCTCACGAGCACCGATAGCTGTATAGCGATCATATGCTGCCATTTTTTAATTCCTTTATAAAAATCGTTCAAATAATCGAACCGCATCCTTTTTATTACCAGATTGGCGGAGTTTGGCTCGTTCCTTTTTAATTGCTTCATTCTCAGAACTCTGCGGATTAGATGTTCCTGGTCGGATAGTCTTTGGAGCGGTAGCTACTTTCTTAGTCGTAGCACCCTTGTTTGCCATTAACTTCTCGTACTGCATTGCTTTGTAAAGTGTTTGCACAGCACGACTGTCGTAAACCTGAGACAACTCTTGGTCAGTAAATCCGATAGACTTTGCATAATTGCGAATATCCCTACGGATTACTTCGCCCTTAACATCATCCTTAAATTCAGGAATAGCTTCAACCAATTTCTGTTGCTCTTGTTGGATATGCTTTTGTAGAAGTGCTTGCTGATGAGACATTTGTTCTTGTTGAACACGCTGTCTCTCCATCTGCACCGCTTGCAATTGCTTCTCCCTCTCTACACGCTCTGCCATTGCAACTGCGTAAGCAATAGGATCTTCTGTCTTTAATGCAGACAGATCTTCTCCTTGGTTTTGCTGTTGTAACAGTTGCTCGATGACTTGGAGTCGTTGAGCATAGGTTTCGCGAGTCTTTGCTGCTTCCTCAATCTTTATCCGCTCGGCTTCTACAGCTTTGCGTTGTTCCGCTAAAGATTGGGTTTTCTTCTGATAGTCTGCAGTCCTACTGTAGCCATTTAGAAGCTCATCGAGGGTTACTTCCACTTCTTCACCAGAGACTTTAACTCGGTAGCGTGGCTGTTCCTCTACTTCTTCCTCTTGGCTCTCAGCTTCTTCCGCACTTACATCTTGCTCCTCGTACTCAGAGTCCTCGGCTGCAGAGTATTCCTCTACTTGCTCTGGCTCTTGCACAGCTTCGGGTTGGGCTTTCGCCTCCTCGGTCTGCGGTTCAAGAAAAGACATAAATGCGTTAGCTGCACCTCTTACAGATGTATCTACACTCCCTTGTGGGTTGGTGTTTTCACTCATTTTCTCACCTTACAGGTTGTTTAAAAAAACTTAATCCTCTTTTTCTCGATTTCGCCATCTTGTGCGATTGATCGGATTGAGGCTTCAAAATCTTCTATGGCTCGGAGTTTGACTAGGGCTTTTTCTCTGCCTTCTACATCATCCTCGTTAGAGCCAAATATATATGACTTATAGACCTCTTTCTGAGCTTGTAGTAGCTCAATAAAGAAGTCGTCTTGTAAAAACTGTTTTGCTCGGTCTACTTTGTTCATCCAGGTATTCTCACATCTCCTGTGATTTTAGCTCCGACTTGTGCTGCTTTCAACTGTGCCTCTGCTTGGAACTCTGCTGTCTTGAGTTCTAAGTTAGCTGCTGCTTTTTCTCTTTCGAGTTGGATCTGCGCTGCTGCCTTTGCTTTGGCAATTTCAATATCGTTTATTGCTTTGGCACGATCTGTTTCAATCTGTGCTTGTGCCTGTTGCATCATCATATCGAGTGCAGGGTTAGGCATCTGTTGCTGTGGTTGTGGCTGTGAGAGTTGGGCATCAAGCTCTGGAGGAATCTCTTTGAAGAACTCGGCTGAGTCTTTGAATCCTGCTGCCTCGATAAATCTGCCCAAAGTATTGCGATACTGACCCACAGATACTAACGGATTAGCAAAGCCTTGGGATGACAAGATCTGCTCTTGTTTCTGCAGAACCATTGCTGCCATCGCCATCTGTTGATCTTTTCCACCAGTTCCAAGACCTACATTGGTCATTAAGTCGTAGTTATTCTTCCATTCTCTTGGGTCAATCGAGATATATTTGCCACGAATCCGAACTACCCTTGGCTTATCTTGATACTTCAAGAGCATATGGAAAATGCCATTAAACAGGTCTTTTACCCCTGTCTCGGCAAAGATACGAGCAATCATCTCAATCTTACCTGCTCCAGCTTGTTGCATAGTTGCAATTGCTGTGGCTGTGGTATTTTGTAGAATGTTCGGGTCTAAACCTTGGCTTGTCTGCGTAACACCTGACCGCTTTTGTAGAACCTGATCCATGTAATCCAACATGGGGAACGACTGAGCTGCGGTAGGAGGAACAGTCAATGCTTGGACTGCGCCTTGCGACTTCATCCGCACCACACCATTCGGAGCGACTGTCAAGAGGTCATCCATGTTTACCTGACCATCCAACGCTGTCATGCGTGGCATATTGGTTAGGTAAAGATTGTCAAGAATTTGGCGAGTAATTGTCGATTTTATGAGCTGGATGTCCATTGCTCGATCTGCCAAACTCTGCCCAAAGAACTTATGAGGCATTGGGATTGGGCAAACACTAGCAAAAGGAATGTGATCGAACTCCTCGTTGTCTAGGATTGCATCGCCAGCGTATGTAACCTTGCGGAGTTCTGCCACTCCATCGCCATCAAAGTCGGTGCGGATATAGCACTCGAACACTTCTACATCTTGCATTGAGAAGTCTAGTGTCTGTGTCTCATCTGGCATCTCGCCTTGGCTGAAACGAGCCACTCTCTCAGGTGTATAGGTTAGGTCGTTATACGCAGGTAGCTTGTCTACTACATCTTTTGGATAGCCAGCAGCCACCAAGTCTGAACGAGTCATTGTTGTTCTGTGGGCTACAAAGCGAGCATCTTTTAGGCTCTTGTCTCGTTTGGCAATCAAGAACTCCTCAGGAGGCACATTCTCGATACGGACACGACCTACATCCTTCTTCTTGCGAACCACGACATTATAGGAAAGAATTGGCATACCCATTGGGTCTACACCAATCTCCTCAGTCTCTTGGCTGACTAACTCCATCGAGCCATCAGCAAACATGAGCGTTAATTCTTCTGCGTTAAGACCCTTGTATTCTTCTTTGGTTGGATCTTCTGCTTCTTCCCACCAGTATTTAACAATACCATTCTTTTGTAGAAGTGCATCCTTAAACCAATCGTGCATTAGGATAATGCCTGGATTGTCCTCAAAGAATACAAGGTTGCAGAGTTCGGTAGCTTGTTTAGCACCTTCCTCATCGCCTGGCATACGAGGATCAAAACGGACTAATTCATCGGAGGCGGTAAATACTCGGAGTAGCTGTGGCAATGCACCATCAACGACTTCGGCTACTTCGCCTGTAACGATCTGACTGCGACCTTCTACTTCGTTCCCATAAGGATAACGATTGTAGTAATTGATCGCCTTTGTGCGTTGCTCGATAGTCTCTGTCTCTACATAACCGATAGCATCTTCGATCTCTGCTTCGACAATGACTTTTAGTTTCTGTTCATCCATATTTTCAAACTATCCATGAAGTTTTTACTGCAATTGGTTTCGACCAAGTTGTTGTTTGTTCCATGCCTAAAGCAAGATACCTAAAGGCATCGCTACCATGTGATGCCCAGTCG